GACGGAAACGCTTTTGTTCGGGTGTTCCGTTCCGGCGGTCAAGTGGTAAATCTCGTCCCGCTGAACCCGTTGAAAGTTCAAATAAAGCGCAACGGAATCGGACGCGTAATGTTTGAAGTTCAAGGTGAACCAAGATTACTAAGTTCAGAAGACGTAATTTTTATTTCTGACCTTGTTCGTCCGGGTGAAATTCGGGGAATGGCTAGGGTTGAAGCACTCAAAGACAATTTCGGTCTTTCAATTGCGCTTGAATCTTACGCAGCTCGTTTCTTTTCTAACAGCGCAACACCTCAAGGAGTTATTCAATTCCCCGGCAACCTAAACTCAGAACAAGCTGAGAATCTTCGTCGCGGATTTGACGCAGCTCACCGCGGGCTAAAACGTTCACACAAAACCGGAGTTTTATCTGGTGGCGCAGAATGGAAACCAACCGGAGTAGACCCAGAACAATCACAGTTGGAAATGTCGCGTCGCTTGGCAGTTGAAGATGTTGCGCGAGCATTCAATATCCCGAACCATATGTTGGGTGTTCAGGGTTCAACCGCTTACGCGTCTGTCGAACAAGATTCTATTTTCTTTGTTCAGCACACGCTTCGCCCAATTGTTCAGAAATTAGAAACAGCATTTAGCGTTTTGTTGTCGGAAGTTCCGGGCGGGGAAAACGCTTTCCTTAGATTCAATTTGGATGGGCTTCTTCGTGGCGATTCACAGGCGAGGGCAAACGCTTATTCGATTGGGCTTCAAGCAGGATATTACACAGTAAACGACATTCGTAGATTAGAAGACCTTATTCCAATGACTGAAACCGTAGCGGATGAAGTTCGTGTTCCGTTGGCTAACGTCGCAATCGCAGATTCAAGAATCGCAACCGAAGACAAAAAAGTTGCTATGGCGCAAAAACTGGTTCTCGCAGGATATGACCCGAAAGCAGTTCTTGAAGCATTGGGTCTTCCAGCTATTCCACACACCGGAATTCCAAGCACTCAACTTCAACCCGTCGCGCAAATTGACCCGTTGAATCCGAAAGACGTTTACGAGGTCGAGTAATGGAAGAAAGAGAACTCCCCGACAATTACCGCCCGGCACTCGCGGAAGACGTTCCCGAAGGTCGAGCGTGTGGCAACTGTTTCTTTTTCAACGAGGAAAAGCAAAACGAAGAAGGAACGCGAGCTTATTGTGAGAAGTGGGAAGCATTCGTAGACGGCGGTTATTACTGTAATGCTTGGCAAGAAGACGAAGAAGAAAGAGCAGACCCCGATTCTTTAGAAGTTGGGGATTCAGTTTCTTGGAATTCTTCCGGTGGAAGAGCGCGTGGGGTAATTGAAAAAATTCAACGCAACGGGACCATAAATGTTCCAGACAGCGATTTCACAATCACCGGAACGGAAGAAGACCCTGCGGCTTTGATTCGCGTTTACCGTGACGGAGAAGATGGATTTGAACCTACGGATGTTTTGGTTGGTCACAGGTTTAGCACATTGACCAAAATTGAAAGTTTACAAAGAGCAAAAAAGTATGGCAAAGAAAAAAAGAAAGAAAAGCGAGATGTAAACCTCACCCCTCCCGCTTATATGAGAGCAGCAGCTCGCAGAGGTTTGGAATATTACGCCGAAGGTTTGGCGGGCGATGGTTTGGTAGATAAAACCGTGCGTGAAGCTCGCGCTATGGCTGAAGGAAATGTCACCGCTGATAAATGGGTAAGAATTGCCGCTTGGATTGCTAGACACTTAAGCGATTTAGATTCACCCGACGCAAATCCTTCTTCGGAAAATTATCCGTCTGCTGGAGTTGTGGCACATCTTCTTTGGGGAAGCGGACCAAGTAAATCTTCCGCTAATCGCGTTATGAAATATGCTCAAGGTGTTGTCGCTAGACTAGAAGAAGAAAATCGCGCTATCATTAGCCAAGAAAGTGAACAAATGGCAAAAATAGAAAAACGAACTAACGAAGTCAAGTTTGAACTTAGGGCTGTTGAAGGCGGGGACGGAATGACGTTCACAGGATACGCGGCAGTTTTCAACTCACCTAGCGAACCGCTTCCGTTTATTGAGCGTATTGCGCCGGGCGCATTCAAGCGTTCACTCAAGGCCCGAAACGATATCAAACTTTTGTGGAACCACGACACAGGAAGCGTTCTTGGTTCTACTCGCGCTGGAACTTTGAAGCTCGAAGAAGACAATTATGGACTTCGGGTAACTGCTATGTTGCCAGAAACTTCTCTCGGAAAAGACGTTCGCACTTTGGTTCAGCGTGGGGATGTCAATGCTATGAGTTTCGGATTCAGCGTGCCAGCTAACGGCGATTCTTGGAACACAGACGGCACAGAAAGAACCCTCAAAAGCGTCAGGATTCACGAAGTCAGCATTGTTGCTTTCCCGGCATATCAGCAAACCGCAGGAACCGCTAACGTTCGGTCGTTCGACGGGGTAGCAAAACGGGCAGAAGTAGACGCAGACCAGTTGGCAGACGCTATGCTTGCTATCGAAGACGGAAAAGATTTATCTTTGGAACAATCAGAATTACTAAGTAAAGTAATTCAAAGACTTACCCCACAAGAAGAAGTTCAAGGCGGAACGGACGAACTTACCGCGCTGGAACTAAAGAAAAAGAAAATTGAACTACTAATGAAGAGGCTATAAATGGCAACCAAAGAACAAATCAAAGAAGCAATTTTAAAAGCTTCGGGCAATCCTGAGTATGGAATAGTTACTGATTACGTAGACGCTTGGGCGCAAGCAGTTTGGGAACTAGACAATGAAGTCAAACCAAAAGAAATTCGCGTCGTAGAAGCAAAAGAAACCCGTTAAGGGTCACACGTCGGGAGTTTTCCCCTTTCACCCGACACGCAACCCCGCCGTATTCCTTTCCGGCGGGGTTGCTCTTAATCTGGATTGGTAGAATATAAATAATGGGTTGAGTCAGCTCCCCGTTGCTTCGTTTGAGTTAGCTCAACGGAATCCAAATCAAATCAAACAAGGAGAAACAACTATGTCTGACTTCCTAAAGTCACAGGTTGAAGCTCGCAACAACCTAATCGAACAGGCTCGCACCGTTATTGAGTCTGCCGAAGCGGATAAGCGTGGGCTAACTGCTGAAGACCAGCAGAAAATCGACCGTATCGAAACAGAAATTGGTCAGCGCGACGCTGCCATTGACACAGCAAAGAAACTAGCTGAGCGCGAAGAGCGCGCAGTAGACGCAGCTCGCGAGTCATTCGTTCCTTCAAACGAAGTTCGCAAGGACAGCGACATTCTACGCGCAATCGCAAACGGAGAAGTTCGTTCGCACATCTTCGGCACAGAGCAGAGAACCCTTATCCCTTCTGATAACACAGTTCCAAAGTCTTTCTACGACGAGGTTTTCTCTGTCGCTCGACAGGCGGGTCCAATGCTTCAGCTGTCACAGGTTATCAACACCGCTTCAGGTGAGCAGCTAACAATTCCAACTTTGACCGGATACTCAACCGCAACTATCAAGTCTGCTGGTTCAGCAATTTCCGATTCAGAGCCAACCTTCAGCTCAATCCAGCTATCAGCATTCAAGTATTCATTCTTGGTTCCTGTTGCTAATGAGCTATTGACAGACGCGGGCTTTGACATTTCAAGCCTTATCGCTGAGCAAGCTGGTAACGCAATTGGTTTCGGAGTAAACACCGGACTAACTGTTGGAACTGGAACTGTTGAACCTACTGGTATCTTCACAACCGGAGCTTCTGCGGTTACTGGAGGCACCGGAGTTTCTGGAGCACCAACTTACGAAAACCTTGTTGACCTTGTCTACTCATTAGACGGCGCAGCAAGAATTCTTCCGGGCGTTGGATTTATGATGTCTAAGTCTGGTCTTGCGGCAGTTCGCAAGGTAAAGGACGGCGCTGGAAACTTCATTTGGTCTGGTAACGCAGTTCTAGGTCAGCCGGACACAATCCTTGGCTACCCAGTATTTGAGAACCCAGCTGCGTTAGCAATTGGTACCGCGGCATTTAGCATTGGATTCGGTCACCTTCCGAGCTACAAGGCTCGTGTTGCTGGCGGTATTCAGGTTGCTCAGTCCGCAGATTACGCCTTCGCCAATGACGTGACAACTTTCCGTGTCACCGCAAGAGTTGACGGAAAATTGACTCACGCAAGCCACTTTGTAAAATTCAAGGGTGGAGCAAGCTAAACCTTAGCTTCCAAAAACTGGACAGGTCGCCGAACGGTAGGGTTTCGGCGGCCTTTCCTTTTGTCTTTTTCAACTGCTATTCTTTTTGTTATGACTCCTACAAAATCTAAAAACCCTGCTAATCGCGAACAGTTCAACGGAACAGTCACGCTTTATTCAAATTCACCAGACCAGCCCACAGGCTACGGACAGCAAGCTCGCTATCTGGTAGACCGTCTGAAGCGTCACGGCTTCGACGTAGCCGCCCTTTCCAACTACGGATTAGAAGGAATCAAGCGTGAGCTTGAAACCCCTTATGGCAAGATTCCACATTTTGCTCGTGGATTCGATATGTATTCCAATGATTCGGCTCCGATAGACCATAAAACTTTTTCAGCGTCAAAACCAAAACAACCCAACGCTATGATTACGCTTTACGACGTTTGGGTTCTTACCAATCCCGCTTTCAACGACATAGACATTCTGAGTTGGGTTCCACTTGACCACATTACGCTCCCGCCAAGAGTAGAAGAATTTCTAAAAAAAGAAAAAGTGACACCGATTGCTATGGCTCCTCACGGGGTTAGGCAAATGGAAGCAAAAGGAATTGAATGTAAATACGCACCGCACGGTATAGACACAAAAATTCTAAAACCGACTTTTGAAATAAACGAGCAATCGGTTGAAGAACATATGGGAACTAAAGACCGTTTCGTTGTTGGAATGGTCGCGGCAAACAAAAGTTCTGGCTTGATTCACAGAAAATCTTTTAGCGAAAACTTATTGGGGTTTTCTATTTTTCAAAAGAAGCACCCGGAAGCTATGCTTTATCTTCACACCGACCCAGTTTCAAAGGGAATTGGTTGGAACTTGATTAGTCTTCTTCAAAGCTTAGGCATAGACAAAGAAGACGTTGCTTTTCCAAATCCGCTTTCTTATCGCTATGGAATTTCTCAACAACATTTAGCCGGATACTATACCGGAATGGATGTTCTTCTTGCGACGTCTTACGGTGAAGGCTTCGGGGTGCCAAGCGTAGAAGCTCAAGCCTGTGGAACACGCGTTATTGGTTCTTCTTGGGCAGCAACCCCAGACCTTCTTTCTGAAGATTGTTTCTTAGTAGAAGGTCAGCCACAATGGGATTCTGGGCAAGACGCTTGGTGGCAGATTCCTAACGTGCCTTCAATAGTTGGAGCTTTGGAAGAAGCTTACAAACTTGGTAAAAAGCGTTCGCAGACTGCTATTGACTTTGCTGCTGACTTCGACGTAGACAAAGTTTGGTCCAAATACTGGTTGCCGATTCTTAGAGACAAATTCGCTTAATGATTCCCGTTCTAGGATTCGCCGTTTACAGTCAGTTCGACAAAGCGGATAGATTACTAGCTTCGATAGATTACCCGATTGAACATTTAGTAATCGTGGACAACTCCGGAGCGAAGAACTGGGAACCTAAGCAACCGGAACAAGTAAAGAATCTATGGCTCCTACGAGTTCCCTTCGGACTTGGGCTTGTAGGTGCGTATA